TCAGATGTCGTTAACAATCAGCGTAGGCCATTGAAACCGCGCCACAATCCGGCGTTGCCATGGCGCGGTCAGCGTGCTTTCGACGACGCCATGACCGCTGTAGGCGTGAATGAATTTCGGATGTGGGCTGAGCGCGGATTGCACCCCCAAATGCTTCGCCACCGCGCCAGATCGCATGCGAAACAACATCACATCGCCAAGCGCTACCGCCTCTCGCGGTTTCGACGTCAAATGGCGCGCGGCGGCCTGCCACAACGCCTCATCCCCCGTGGCCTCATCCCAATCGCGGCTATAGGCGGGCGGCAGTTCCGGTTCCGCGCCCAGCACCTCACGCCACAGACCACGGATCAGGCCAAGGCAATCACACCCAGCCCCCCGTGCACTGGATTGATGGCGATAAGGCGTGCCGATCCAACCCCGCGCGGCGGTGACGATTTGATCAGACAGCGGACCGCTCATCGCCGTGACCCACCGCTGTTTTGTCCCGCCTGTGCGGGATGTGCCATCAACCAATCATCGCCCGGAATGTCGGGGAAGCCTTGGTAATTCAGCACGTTATTGAACTTCAACCGGCAGGTCTGAAACGCCTTGTCACAGCCAGCGGTCAGCACCACCTGATCGCCTGCAGACAGCCCGCCCTTTAGCGGTTCCCACAGGGTGATCAGACGTGCATCCTCCGCCATCTCATCTCCCTTCACGGCGGCCAAGGCCCCCGCCGCATCGCCCGTCATCACCCGCAGGTGGCCGCGCTGAAACCAGCCATTTTCAAAGCCCGCCAAGGGCGCAAAGCGCAGGCTACTCGCCCCCTCCACCGCCGCCACTTCAGCCGTCACTGAATAGCCAGCCGCCGCCGTGTCAAAGCGGCAGCGCTGATCGCCCAGCACGGCAGAACATGGCGCGATGTAGCTGCGCCCCAGCGGCGTGTTCAACTGATCGGTCAGCCCGCGCAACTCCACCCGAAAGGCACCGCCCGCGCGGTCCAGATCGCCAAACGTGCCCTGAAACAGCACCGCACGTTGGCTGACATCGGCCCAGTTGACCAGCCAGCAGGTAACCGCCGCGCCGTCATAACGCCCCGCCTCGATATCCGCCGCACTGACCTGCGCGGCACTTAACGCACCCAAGGCCTCGGCATTGTCGATCGACAGGCCAGTGGCCTGCTGCAAGGTGCTGGCGCTGAGGCCGGTATCGGCCAGAAAACCCACCCCCTCAAACCGCAAGGTGCGGTCGTGGTCGGTGAAACCCAGCGTCACCCCGTCGCGGCGACTGACGCGCCAACACCGGCACAGGGTGGTGACGCCGGTGCTGAGGTGATCGGCCATATGATCCGGTAGCTGCATCAGACCCGCACCTCCACCACTGGCACGTCGGGCACATCGCCCGCCTGAAACGACGCAACAGAGGCGCGGATCTGGTCGGTGTCAAAGCGGACCGGCACGTCAAATTCGAACCCTGCCGTGACCTCAGCCCCCGCGTTCGGCGCCTCATAAAGTGTGACGAGGCCGGTGGTCACATCCAGATCGAACTGCGCCCCTTCGCGCATGATGACGCCATCCACCGCGATGACCACGCTGCCCGCCACCGGCTTGGTGATCGGGCGCAAGTAGCTGTGATCGCCAGACCGATAGGTCTTGGCCAATTGGAAGGTCGCTGAGGTGCCATCGCCGAGGCCCAAGACCTGATCCACCGGCGTCGGATCCGTGGAGGGCAGCGCAGATTTAAAATCGCCCCAATCCTTCCAGCGAAAGCCGTAGAGTTGGCCCCGCCGCGCTTCAAAAAACGCGACCAGTGCGGCCACATCATCAAGTGACCGCAGGCCAAGACCCGCATCATAGCGGCGTCGTGAATGGGCCCAAGGGGTGTTGCGTTCCTCAAACCCGTTGGTCAGCGTCACCACATCCGTGCGCCGCTCCGGCCCGCCGATGGCCCCGAAGCTGAGGGTTTCTGGAAAGCGTTCTTCGTGAAAATTCATTATCTTATCCCCCTTAACTGATGCGCGACGCACGCGACAACGCGGCGGACATACGCGCCGCGATCTGACTGCGCGAGCGCTGGAACGAGGCCGCATCGGGCGTGGTGATGTTCATCACCACCGTGGGCGCTGCGCCGCCACCGCCGGACATTTGCACGCCCAGGCGACCATCGCGGCCACGGGTCAGCGGCAGGATCGCCTCTGGCCCCGCTTCGCCCATCACGCCCAAGCCGCCGCGCATGGCGAAAGGTGTCGCGCCACTGACCACGCCGCCCTTGGCAAAAGGCATGACGCGGCCCTGCGAAAACGCGCCACCGTTGGCAAAGGGCACGACGGAGGCGACGCCGTCGGCCAAGAGACCGCCGAAGTGATCACTCACCGGTTTCATCGCCGTTGCATAGACGGTGTTGGTGATCGACTGCGCCAATTGCCCCAAAGCATCCGACAGCCGCGCGCCGTCAAACACCACGCTATCAAAGGCGCGGCGCAACCCACGGGACATGCCGCGTTCCAGCTGCGCCATTTCGACCGAGGTTTGGCGCAAATTGCCCTGCATACGGGCCAGTTCGGCCGAAAATTGTCCGGTGAGGGTGGCGCTTTCGCTCATCTGGCGTGATAGCGCCTCTAGCAAAGTATCAATGTTTTCAATGTCATCGGGGGTCATGTTGATCCCTCCTGTGGGTTGGCATCGGGATAGGTGGCGATCAGATCCTGCAATCGGTCGCGGGTCATGTTGGTGGGTGCGTCAGGCGCGTGGCCTAGCATCACGGACAGTTCCAGCGGGGTCAGCGCCCAGAACTGATCAGGTCGCAGACGCAACTGGTGAAGACCTGCCCGCATTAGGGCGGGCCAATTGAATGCGGCACTCATGACGCCTGTTCCGGCAGGGAAAACGCGCGCAACAACAGCGTTGCCGCGATGCGCGCGGCGGCCATTGGGCCGCCGCCAATGTCGGCAGAGGCCAAATCCGCCGCGCTGCCGCGCCAGCCGCCGCCACGCAAACCAGCCAGCAGCAGCGCCAGCACATCACGGCTGGAAAACGCCCCAGTTTCAAAGCGTTCCACCAATGCAATCAACGTGTCGGCGCCCAGTGACGCCTCCAGCTCCGCCAGTGCGCCAAGCGTCAGCTTCAGCACCTGCGGCTCACCGTTCAGCACCAGCGTCACCTCACCCGCATAGTGGTTTGCGTGCTCTGTCGTGATCTGATCCATGCCAGACATCAGACCGCCGCCGTAAAGGTCAGCGCCCCAGCCGAGGCCAGCGACATTTCATACGTCGCCTCACCATCATGGCTGCCGGCGTAGTCGATCGCGGTCAGTTGGAACGGCCCTTCGACAATGCCGAAATGGGGGATCACCACCTGAAAATCCGGCATTTCTGCATCAAAGAAGATCTGACGCGCCCGTTCGTCTGTCGCCGCATCCTTAAAGATACCCGCGCCGGTGATCGCGGCGGATCGCACCCCCGCACCAGCCAGCAATTCGCGCCAGCCGCCCGCACTGTCGAGGCTAGTGACATCCACGCTTTCGGCGTTGAAGGACATGCGCGTGGCGCGCAGTCCGGCGAGTGTTTCAAACTGACCGTCGCCGGTCAGATCAACCTTGATCAACAGATCCTTACCCATTTGCGCTACCATAGCGACACTCCTGTTTTTGGTTACTCATCATAGGTTTGCGCCACAAAGCGCAGGGTGATTTGGCGGGTGTCATCGCTGCGATCCCGGCCCGCCTCGGCGCGGTGGAACCACAGGCGTAACAACTGGCCACGGGCCAGCGGCAGCGCGGCGTCGTGCAGCAGATCGTTGATCCGCACCGCCGCCCGTTTCACCGCCAGAAACCCCGCGTCCTGACCGACCACCAGCACCTGCAATTCGTGCCGTGCGCCACTGCCGGTCTTGTCCGACCGACTGGTGACTTTTTCCGGTCCGATCTGCACATAGCGGGCGGGCACGGTGCCTGCGGGCAGCGCGTCATAGACGCCATCCACCAAGGTAGACAGATCGCTATCGCCGCTGAGGCGGTCAAAAATGGCCTGCTGTAATGCGGCACTTGCTGCGTAGCTCATGCCACCACCTCCTCGCGGGCGAGGCAGGACAGATAGCGCGCGCCGGCATCGCTTTCGTGAACGGTATCAATCAGATAGACGCGATTTCCTTCGCGCAGACGTTGATGCGGCTTGGGGCGCATGGCCGACCCTTCGGGGGCGGCGCGCAGGGTGATGCGCAGGCGCTTGACCGACAGGCCCTCAACCTCGCGGCCGGACCGCAGAGAAACCTCTGCCCAAAGCGTTCCGAGCGCCTGCCAGGTGGCGGTGAAGCCCCCCGCGCCATCAGCGACCCCTAGCGGGGCCTCAAGGATCAACGGTCGGTTCAGACGTGGGGGCCTCATGCTGCGCCCCCAATCCGCAGCGCGCGGTGACGTTCGATCAGGGCGGTCACGCCAAAGGGCATGCAGCCGGATTTCAGCCCCGTGTCATCGCGGTATTCATAGTAATGCGCCGCCAGCATCAAAACCGCCTGCGCCATATCGGGCGGCACCGCGTCCCAATCGCCAAAACCGGCGGTCAGGGTGATCACCGCCTGTCCCTCAGTGGGGATCATCGGCAGGGCAGCACCACGCGCAATCAGGCGCGGACGGTGGGTGTCCTGCAACAGGTGATAACGGCTGGGATCAATCACCTCGGGGCCCGCGTCATTCGGCCCTGCCACGGTTAACGACTGGACCGCGCCAACGGGGGCAAGTGGCAGCGGTTGCGCGCTTGGCTCCGCCCACTCCGTCAGGGTCAGCGTAAAGATCCGCGCCAGCACCACCTTGCCGGTCCGCGCCTCTATCGCTGCCAAGGCCGCACGTAGGAAAGAGCGCAGCAGGTCCTCTTGCAGGTCGACACCGGCAAAGCCGCTGCCCAGCCTCAGATGTTCCCTGAGCGCGGCCACCGGCAACGCCTCGGGCGCTATTGGGGTCAGCTCTGATAGGGTGTTTGTTTGCAGCATTGTCGGCTCTCCAAATCAAATCATGAATGGGGCACGGCGCCTGGGCCGCGCCCCGATTGCAGGGCGCGGATGGGTCAGCTGACCGCAAAGCGCAGCAGTTTGATCGCGGCGAAATCGCTGACATCACCGCCCACACGTTTGGTGGCGTAGAACAAGACATGCGGCTTGGCGCTGAAGGGATCACGCAGGATGCGCAGGTCGGGGCGTTCGGCGACGGTGTAGCCAGCAGCAAAATCGCCAAAGGCAATGGCATCGGCGCCAGTGGCCACATCGGGCATATCCTCTGCAATCACAACGGGATAGCCCAGCAAGCGCGCCGGTTCGCCAGCGGCAAGGCCGTCCGACCACAGGAAGCGGCCATCGCCATCCTTCATCTTGCGCACCATGCCGGCGGTTTTAGAATTCATCACAAAACTGGCGCCCGCGCGGTATTCGGCGCCCAGGGCGTAGACCAGATCAATCAGCGCATCCGCCCCGTCAAAGGCCCCATCAGCGCCGGTGGCGATATAGCCCAGACCGCCCCAGACCCAGCTGTCATTCTGCGCCGCCGGATGGGTGAGGAAGCCGGTGGGTTTGTCGACGCCATCGCCGTTCACAAAGGCAGCGGCCTCTGCCCGGGCGAATTTTTCACCAATGCGGGCGGCCAACCAGCCTTCGATGTCGAAGGCCGCGTCATCCAGCAAGCGCTGGCTGGCTTTCGGCAGGGCCGACAGTTCGTGCAGCGGGATGGTTACGCGATCAATCGTCGGCGTGGTGGTTTCCGCCGTTGCGTCCACCTCATTGGCCCAGCCGTGGCCCAGATCGCCGTGGTCGATCAGCACGTCGTAAGAGGTCGCTTCGACCGTGACCACATTGGCGATCTGGCGGATCGAGGCGGCGCTGGACAGGACCGACTGCACCGTGTCCGAGGTGACGGGATCGACCAGATAGCCGCCATCGCCATTGACCGCGGTGGAGAGCGCCTTGCCCTCCATCTCCAGCCCGCGCAGGGCGTCATCATCGCCGGAGCGCAGGTAGGCGTTGAACGCCTTTTGATGCGGCACCTCGGGCGCCATGGCGGCGCTGAGGTGGGGGCGTGCGAGGATCTGGGATTTCTGTTCTGTGTGGGTCATACGCTGTTCCTGTTTTTGAAAACGCTTCTCAACATCAGCGCGGAAGACGCTGAATCCTTTCATGAAATCCGCAATTGCGGCTTTGACTTCGTCTTGTTGTTTGGTCTGAACCGACGGCATAGCTGCGCCGGTCCGAGGGGATACCTCGGTCATGGGATCATCCTTTCTGCGGTGATATAGTCTGTGTCGTTTAGTCGGGGTGCATCTGCGCCGCTGCCTCGCGCAGCGCGGTGCAGAGCGTGGTGATCGGGTCCGGTGCGTCGCCCTTGGCGGTCAGGTTGAGCCGCGCGGTGGGCAGCATCGGGAAGGTGACCAGTGACACCTCCCACAGGTCCAGCTGTTGCAGGTGGCGGGTGCCATCCGTGGCCTTCACCGCGCGTTCGGTGCGGTAGCCGATCGACAGCCCGTCAATGGCCCCTGCGGCGATCAGCGCCTGTGCTTCGCGGGCGCGGGCCACGTCGGGCAGCAGCCGTCCCTTGACCCAGAGGCCGCGGGCGTCCTCGCGGATGTCGTTCCAGATGCCGATGGGCTGGGTGGGGTCGTGTTGCCACAGCATTTTCACGGCGCGACCTGCATCCGCCAGCCGTTTAAGCGACGCGGTGAAGGCACCGGGGCGCACCAGATCGCCACCCTGATCGGCATGGTCAAACAGGCTGGCATAGCCGCTGATCACACCTTTGCCTTCGACCGCTAACACATTGTTGTGCTGCATGAATTTATGTTCCAACATCTGCATCGTCTTCCCCTTTCAACTGATCCCCAAAAGCGACTGCACGCCTTCGGCCAATATCATCGCCACCACGCCATAGACGGTCAGCCACAGGCGGCGTTCCAACCTCTCCATCGCGGCCTCGAGGCGGGTCAGGCGGTCCTCCAACGCAGTGGTGCGCAGGTCGCTGAGCGCTTCATGCGCCTCCAGCCGCAGTCCCGGCGCGCACTCAAACGGTTCAAAGCGGCGTTCACTGCTCATGTGCTGCCCTCGGCCACATCCAGATCCGGCAGGCCCAGCATACGGCGCTTTTCAGCCGCACTCAGGAACGCGGCGTCGCTGACCCGTTGCCACTGCGCATCGCGCTCACCGGCCAAGGCAGCGACCTGATCAAGGTCCACGCGCAAATCCAGCGCCGTATCGCTGTGCTGACCAAGGAAGGTTGCCAGTCGACCGCACACCTTCTGCACCAGGGGCAGCACGGTCAGGCGGTAGAAGGCGCGGTTGGCCTCTTGGTAATTCGCATAGGTCGCATCACCGGGGATACCCAGCAGCATCGGCGGCACCCCGAAGGCCAGCGCGATTTCACGGGCGGCGCTGTCCTTCGTCTTCTGAAATTCCATATCAGAGGGGGAGAAGCCCATCGGTTTCCAATCCAGCCCCCCCTCCAGCAGCATCGGTCGCCCTGCGTTGCCCGCGCCCTGATGGTAGGTGGCCATTTCCGATTGCAGCCGATCGTATTGATCGGGGCTGAGACCGCCCTGCCCGTCCACGCCCTGATAGACCAAGGCGCCAGAGGGACGCGCGGCGTTATCCAGCAGCGCCTTTGACCAGCGCGAAGCGGAATTGTGCACGTCCAGCGCTTGCCCTGCGGCCTGTAGCGGCGAGAGGCCGTAGTGATCATCCAGCGGATGAAAGGTGCGGATGTGACAGATCGGCGGCACGTCGCCCTGCATGTCAAAGCGGTGTTTGCGTCCGTTCACGCTGTAGTCATAGGCCAGCGGCCAGCCATCCGCGCCGGGCACCAGCGCCATGCGGTCAGAGCGTAGAACATACAGTTCCACCGGAGTGCCGTCGCAGCTGACCAGTTCCAGATAGCCATCGCCGCTGAGCAGGATCTGGGCGTAAAGCGCCTCCAGTAGTTCGGCCTTGCCCTGAACGGGGTTGGGACGACGTAGGAGCGTCAGCAGCTCATGCTCTTCGTAGCGTTGCTGGCGGTCCTGTAGGATCAGTGGCAGCGACGCCGCCGCCTCGGCGATCAGTTTCACGCAGCGAAAGCCGACGGGATTGCCCTGAAACCCATTGCGCGCCAGTGTTGCGCTGTCACGGGCGGCCCAGGTGGCGCGGGGCGATGTATTGCCTACCCCCTTCGCGGCCATCAGGCGGCCTGCGGCGCTGGCTTTGACATGTGGGACGGGCACGGCGCGGGTTTCGGGGGCCGCTTTGGGTACGGCTTGGCTGGGGGAAGCGGTGGATTTAAAGAAGGAAAAGACCATTAACATCGCTCCTGCGGGTCGGCTTGACTTCATGTGTTTCGCTGTTGGAACCACTTTGCGGGCAATTGGTTAACAACCGTTCACTAGAGCGCACGCAGCTGCGGTTGGCGCTGATTGCGCAACGGTTCCAGCAGCAGATTCGTAAGCGCCCAGACCAGCGCGTCGACGCGATCGGGACTGCCCGCGCCCATGTAGCCACGGGTGGTCATGGCGCACATCTGATCCTCTAACAGGCCAAGGCCGCGGGCGTGAAACACCCGCCCCTGTTCGTAAAGCGCGGCCACAGGTTCGGCGCGGGCGGATTTCGAGCGGCTGGCGTGGCATTTGGTGAAGGGCACGCTGGGGTCGATCTGACGCACCACGCTTTCCACCAGATCACCGCCCTGATTGACCTCTGCCACCAGACGGTCAGCGTCCCAGTTGCGCATCATCGCCACCGCTTGACCCGCCCATTCGCTGGGGCTGGCGGCGGGGCAGCTGGCATCCTCCAGCACATAGGCGCGCCAATCTTGTACCGGCCCGCGCATCACCGCGCCGACCACAATGATCCCGCAGGTGTCAGAACGGTCGGTGGCCGTCACCGCCGGATCAACGGCGACGACAATACGGTCCAGATCGGGCACCTGTTCGACCTGTAGCCGTTCCAGCCCGCCGATGGACCACAGCGCGCCCTCTTCCTCCTCCAACAACTCGCCAGCCAGCTCCTGACGGCCCAGACGGGTGCCAGCATAGCGTGCCTCCACCTCCTCCAGAAAACTGTCGGCGAGGTTGGCGCGATTGGCGGAGGTGGCAGCGTGGGTGACCACGGTGCTGTCACGGCGCAACAGATCCTTTAGCACCGGCACGTTGCGCGGCGTGGTGGTCACACAAACCTGCGGCTGATCGCCCAGACGCAGGCCAAATTGCAGCATGTCCCATGTGTCCTGCGCCTTGGGCCACTTGGCCAGCTCATCCACCCAGGCGCCGTCAAACTGCGGACCACGCAAGCTCTCAGGATCATGGGCGGAGAATATCTGCGCCTCGGCCCCATTGGGCCAGCGCAACAGGCGGCGGCTGGCGATCCAGTCAGGGCGGCGATCGGGGGGCGAACAGGCCAGAATGCCGCTTTCGCCAAACACCATCACCTCACGCGCCTGATCCAGCGTTTCCCCCACGATGGCGAGGCGCTGACAGCGCCCCTTGCCCAGTGGCCGCGCCCCTTCGACCTGTGCGCGTACCCATTCAGCACCGGCGCGCGTCTTGCCCGCGCCGCGCCCGCCAAGGATCACCCAAGACCGCCAGTCGCCCGCAGGCGGCAGTTGATGATCCAGCGCCCAGAACTCAAACAGATAGGGCAGCGCAAGGATCTCTTCCTCGCTCAGCTCATCAAGGAAGGCGTTTTGCAGGGCCACATCGGCGCAGCCGATCCAACCGGCAGCGGATCTGATCCCGGGCGTGGTCGAAATCGACGGTGTAGGCAGCGGCCTGTCCGGCGCGCGCTTGCTCTCGGTCATTGAATTTTGCCTCCAGCTCAAAGGCGATTTTCAACCAGTTGCGCAGATCACTGATCAGGCGCAGGTTGTCGCGCACCGCCCCGTCGTCATCCAGACGGATGCGGTATTGCATCGCTTGCATGTCATGTTTGAGGTCCGCCAATGTGGCCGCCACCTCGGTGAGTTGCGCGTCCAGCGGATCATCAATCCGCGGCGCGTCTGTGGTGTGATTGGCTTGGTTCAT